GTTTAGGTTTATAATGCTTCTTCATTAATCAGATGAATTTAGAAAGTTTCTTAAAGTAAGTCTAGTTCCTTGTGGTGTTGGTCTTTCAAGGTTCATTCCATTATAGTAAGCGTTTCTGTCAGGGTTCACATCTGCACCTGTATTTGTAGAGTATTCAGGGAAACTAGAATTATTATTGCAAATGTAGTCAATCATTCTCTCTGTGTAGTATTCAGCTGTATTTCTTACTTCTTCTCTTAGGTGTTGGCTTTCTTCAGTACTTAAAGCTGTTCCTGTTTCTGAGGTCTTAGAGTATATATTTCCATTTTCAATCTTAAATCTTAAGAAAGGGATAGCGTGATAAAACGCCCAATTCGGTAACATATCACCAATGTAGTCATTAAGTAAAGTTGCGTAAGCTTCATTCTCTGTGTCATTTACTGTTCCTGCTACAATTAAGTCTTTAAGCTTTTGATTCAAGTCAGTGCCTAGCTTAGTTTCTACATATAGCTTCTGTGCTTGACGAACATAAGGAAGTAATAGCTCAACATCAACATTAAGATTAATTGCTGTAGAGTCCTTTAATTTCGCTTCTGATATAAATAATACGTATGCCATAGTTTATCTAGGTTTTAAAAATCCGTTGTTCTTCATTTTCTTAGGTGGTGTTGCTACTAGCTTGTCGTTCTTCTCAGCAGTAAAGCCTTCTGACTTTGCTTTAGTGTAGCCAATCATATCAGCGTCTTCTATTTTAGTTGTCTTACTTTCTCCTATTACAGTCTTAAATATTCTTCTGCTCCAAAAGTGATGACAGTTACCTCCTCCTTTGTAAAGCCAAATTGAGTAAGTATCTGAATTTCCTTTAGGACCCCAACCTTTATTAACTTCCTTAGAACCCATATTAATTATATCTTCCTTTCTGTAAAGCTTTTTAGCTGCTGTCATTTTCTTGCAAAAATCTCTTTTTTCTCCTGTCTTACTAGTCAAAAAGTTATCTTGTGAATATACATAACGAACTCTGAAGTAATCAAAAGACTTTTTAGATAGTCCGTCTTGTTCAGACTTACGGCTTGGAATAGCTCTACCTGTTGAAGCTAATTCTACCTTCTCGTTCATTAATTCGTTTAATACTTCTTCATAGTTAAAGTCTTGGTGTTCTCCATCTACTACTTCTTCTTCTATTAATTCCCATTCTTCAGACATATCTTCTCCAAATTCTTCAATAAATTTATCAAGTTCTGTCTTTTCAGTTGATAGTTCTGTAGTAAAATCTTCTGCTACATCATCTGCTAAAGGTTTTAATCCAACTTCCTCTCTGATTTCGTCTTCAGTCATAACTCCTTTCAAGTCTTCTGAAGTAAATTCTACTGTAATAGGTTTTAATTGTACAAACTGAACAGGTAAATCTATATTGTTTACTGAAAATAAAGTCTGTAAAGTATTTAAGATATGTAATTGGAATGGCTTTACAACTGTATTAAGATAGAAGTTCCCTGCTGCGTTAAGTTCATCTACATTAGAACCAAGTCCTGTATCAGATTTAATTCCCATAAGCATTGGACTCGTTACTCTGTGTCCTGTAAGGATATTCTGAACTAATAGCTCCTGAAGTGCTAGGTATTGCTTGTCAGCGTCAGAAACGCTTATAGGAGTTATCTCAGGTGTTCTAGTCTTATCGTCTGAGAACGTCAAAATAAACTTTCCTGAGTTTGAAGCCCCTGTAAATTTCTCTACTAAGCTTTGTTCTATCTGTCTTCTTTCCTCTTGCGTAGGAATACCATTAGCAAAAGAAACAAAATAGCTCCCACTAAATCCATTTTCTATGTTGTTTAAGTGAAACTCTGCAACCTTTTGGTCTACTAAGCACCAATTATTCGCTGCTAGATAATCAGGTGTATGATAGCAATCCATATTAGGACTGTAAGCACCTGTATAAAGTAACTGACTTCCTGAAGTTCTATCATTCACATTGAAAGCAGGTACAGGATAAGGTTTATTTGCTCTAGTGTTTGACCAATCAGCACTTATATAGTAACAGTCTACCTTACCCATTGCGTTTGGTTTTCCTGCTCTTACACGTTCAACGGGTACGTGATAAACCTCTGCTATTTCTGTTCTTTCTCTATTCCATACAATGTGTAAAGCGTAAGCTCCTTGAAGTTTAAAATCAAAAGCCACTTTCTTTATTACTTGGTGTAAACTTTCATTAGAATTAGCGTGTCTTAAGAACTTTTTAAGCTTTACATAAGATTCTAAGTTAGTATCTTCTTCTTCAGCTATTAAGTCCTCTCCTGCTATCATTTCAGCTGTAGCGTTTACGATTGCAGCGTGTGTACTAGAATTATAGTAAAGGTCAATTAAGAACTGAGGATAGAGATTTTTCCAATCTTCTGTTCCGTATTCTATATAATCACGTCCTCTTACTTCTTGTACTATTGGAGCTGTAGATGTTTCTAAATTTATTGAAAGTATTTTATCCATTTTTATATGTTTGAAAGTCTATTGTTTACATTAGCAGTAAGTGCAGTACTTGTTGTTTTATATATCTGAATTTCCCATACACTTCCTGCGTAAGGATTTACGTCTGTAGCTCTTACACCAATAGCGTCTATATCAGAAGTTCCTACTAAAGTTGGAGTTACTGCTTGGACTGTTCCATTATGATACAAGTTTATTACGTTTGAAGCGTTCCTTGTTATTACTAAATAGTCGTTCCCAAAAGTACCACTATCTAAGTCTATATTGACTGTACTGCCATCTATTTTGATTCTGATGTTATTACTTGCTGTAAACTTAAAGAACTCGTTAGAAGTTGTATTATCAGCTAAAATTACATTATTAAAAGAAGAAGGTCTTATCCTCATCCCTATTGTAAATTCCCCTGTAAGACTTATTTGTGATTGAGTTTGTAAGTTCTGAGTATCATCTGCGTCAAATGTCAATTCTCCTGCACTGTAAAGCGGCTGTTCTGACGCAGTAGCTTGTACCATATCGTGACTATTGCTAGAACTATCACTCCATTCAGAAACGTCAGCACCATTCAACGTAATTCCTGCTTGATTCTTATACCAAGCAACTAAAGAAGTTTCATCAGAAGGTGACCATCCGCCTAAAGTCTTCATTGATACTAAACTTAATGCCTGTTTTAACGCTAACATTACACTACTTGGTCATAATAACAAATAGCCAAGCCACTCGCCAAAGTAATTGCAGTTACATTTAAGAATAAAGTTGTTCCTGCTGCCATAGTCGTATGTAAAGAACTTGCAGCACTTCCTGCTCCTGTTTGTATGTTAGAAGCAACTATTTCTGCTATAACACTTTCTGTTACAAAGTGAACTGCATAATAGTCTTTTGAAGTCATTGCTGTTGTAGTAATTACATCACATCTATTTTTTCCTAATTGCTCTGTTAAGAGTTGTTGTACATTTTCTATTGCCATAATTTTTTATTTTATTGTCCGTAATATATATAATTTGTTCCTGAAGGTTCAGGATGTTGTGTATATTGTACTTGTTCTGTTCCGTCTTTTTCTGCTACATACATCTTACCTTTAGTTACTAAACCCTGTACTACTCCTTTATCGTTAGCAGCAGGACTTAAAACATCATCTTCTGTTTCAGGTGCGTGAAGTTTATCAATAGTAACTGTTCCTATCCAACTTACTTCATAAACTTCATACTTCCAATACCCTGAAGGTAAAAGATTTACTTGTCCACCGTAAAAATCAGGCGACGAAAAGTAATAGAATCCCATTTCAGTATATCTATCAGTCATTAGGTTATGAGTTTCAATAGGGTAAACATAATCTATGCTTCCGTCCATATCGTTTATAAACTTTACTAAGTGTCTTATCTGTGTCTTAGCTACAGAAGTGTTGATACGATTGTCTTCTGTAGATAGGTACGCCTTAAAGTCTGTTTCTGTGTATGCTTGTATCATTACTATATAATAGAAAAACTTCGTTTCTGTTTGGTTAATAAAAGAAAAGGGTAGCAACTAAGCCACCCCATTCAAGAAATATATAAAAGAATACTGATTAAGAAGTAACTATTGTTCCCATTGTAAACGCTGAATTGTCAAATGGGTCTGTAGTGTAGTCTGCAACCATTGGAAAAGGAAGTGCTTCCATTCCGTCAAAAGTAAGAGTGTAACCTCCTCTATCTCCCCAAGCTGCACCTGAATCAATAG